GGGCATCCAGTCGCTCAACAAGAACGAAGTCGACGACATGGATCGCTACTTCGCCTACGGGTCGGAGCAGCTGACGAACGTGCTGAGTCTCGCGGCGTTCACGTCGGCTGACTACAACACGGTCCGCACGCTGATGGCGGGCAAGATCGAGACTTTCCTCGGTCTGTCGTGGGTCCGCTCGGAGCGGCTGGCATTGACCGGCGCGGGCGGTACGCGCAAGTGCATGATGTGGCAAAAGCAGGCGATGGGTCTGGCGATCAACGCCGACATGTTCGCCCGCATCGCCGAGCGTGCCGACAAGTCGTTCGCGTACCAGGTCTACTGCTCGATGACGATGGGCGCGACCCGGATCGAAGGGGTTGGCGTGGTCGAGGTCGATTGCGACGAGGCATGATCGCCGCGTAGGCTTTCATTCTCTCGCAAGCACCGCGCCTCGGGACTCGCCCGTCGCGCGGTGTTCTATTTTAGGGAGGCTGGAAGTTGAAGACAGCATGTCAGATGTGCGGGGCGAAGACCCTGGTAACAGGTTGGCCCTGGTGCGAAACCTGTGCCTCCGGTGAAGACGCCCGCAAGCAACTCAGCATCAGCGTGCTCGCTGACGCCATCGTGGAGATGGAGCAGCGCGGCATAACGTGGCTGGAGCAGCGCGAGTTCATGATCGCGCACGGCATCAACAAGCAGCGTATCGAAGCCGCGCAAGCCGCAGTGCTCGACCGCTACCGCGCAATCGAGATGCGCCGCCCCCGCGCGTCCAGGGGGTGGTGACATGGCCGACCAGATATCGATCTGCAACCAGGCGCTGCTGATGCTCGGTGACACGGTCATCCAGAGTTTAACCGAGGATGGCAAACAGGCGCTGGTCGCCAACAACTTTTACCTTGATTCCCGCGACCATGTGCTGCGCGACATAAAGCCTTCGTTTGCGATAGTCCGCGCGCCCGCGCCGACACAAAGCCTGACGCTGAGTGAGCTGCTGCCGTACACCTACGCGCTGCCGGACAACTGCGTTGTCGTGCTGAGCGTGCTGTTCGACAAAGACCCTCGCGCCAACTGGATCGTCGAGGGACTCAACGTACTGTCCGCGCAGCCGTTGACGCAGCTTGTCTACATCGCCAACGATGTCGGTCTGGAGCGCATCTTCGATAGCAGCTTCGTGAAGGCGCTGGTCGCGTACCTCGCCAGTGAGTTCTGCTACGCGCTGACCGGCAGCGCAACGAAGTCTGTGGAGCTGCTGGCAGTTTATGAGAGTCGCAAGATGGAGTGCCTGGCTATCTACGGCATGGAGTCGGCCACCCGTGTCACGTACAGCGATCAACTGCTGGTGCTCCGCTGATGGCTGACGCCCGCGCGCATTCGCTCATAACCGACTTCACCACGGGCGAGCTGTCGCCGCGCTGGATGGCGCGTGTCGACGAAGGCGGCGGACTAGACCCGTTGCAAGGTGGTGGGTCGATGATCCACATCTACCACAGCGGGTGTCGCGAACTCACCAACATGATCGTCATGCCGCAGGGCGGCGTGACCAAGCGCACCGGCACATTGTACGGTCGCGATATCAGCGCCGACATTCCTGGCGTCTCCGCGTCCGATATCCAGCTGTTCAAGTTCGAGTTTCCCGGCGCTGACTTCTTGATGCTGTTCGCCCCAGGTGTCGTCAACGTGTACAACACGGCGTCTTTCGGCATCCTCTCGTCGCTCCCCGCGCCTGTGTTCACCGGATCGTTGCCCTACGCCGCTGCCGACGTGCGGCTGTTGCAGGTGGCGCAGCTGCAAGACACGCTGGTCATGTTCACCCCTGCGTATCGCCCGCGCATCCTACGTTTGCGGGCCAACACCTGGTCGCTGGTCGATGCACAAGCGTCAGGCTTCGTTGCACCGCTGTACGATTTCCGCGATCAGTTGTCGCCACCGTCAACGCAAGCCGAGTACACGATCGACTTTGTCGTCACGGCATCTCGTATCGGAACGCCATACGTTTCCGGTATCCAAGGCGGTACGAACACGATCACCAAGAACAACCCGACCGCGACACTTAGTTCGCTGATACTTTCGCTGACCGCGTGCCCCTCGATTAATCCGGCTACGCTGGAGGTGACGTACACCGGAGCAAGCAACACGGAACTGAAGTACAACATCAAGTATTCGTTCCTGGGTTCTGTCGGCAACGGCACCGGGCAGTTGACGTACCTGGAGGGGTTCGGCTGGCCGAGCACCGATTCTGTCGAAATAGTTAACGTCGCCGAAGGCAACTCCGGCGCGGAACCGCTGTGGTCGGGTCTGGGTTACATCGTCCACAACGCCGTGTACTACAAGTGCCTTCTTCCGCACATCACCGCGACCACGAACGAGCCCGGCGTGGGCGTCGCCTGGCAGACGTACTGGGTATCCCTCGGGCCTGCGTTGCCGCCGGTAGGCGACTGGACGCATGTGTTTGATGGCGCGTCATGGGTAGTAGACCTCGCGGCGGGGCCGTTTAATCGAGGTTGGCCGTCGACCGGGACCGCGCACGAACAGCGCATGGTCGCCAACGGTCCGCCCACGGCGCGCGGTGTGATCGCCGGTTCGCGCACGGGCGTTGGCAAACTTCTTGATTTCACGGTCGGCCCCAACGCGGGCGATGCGTTCGTATTCCTGCTGGTCGTCGCTAACGGTTTGAGTGTGGTGTGGCTGCATTCGCAGAAGCTTCTTTACGTCGGCACGTCGATTGGCGTGTTCGTGCAGACGGAAGTACCCCTCACGCCGAGTAATGTGAATTTCAGCCGCCAATCGAACTACTCGCTGGACACGTTCAGAGGCTTTGACGTGGCCGGCGAAGTGTTCTACGTGCAGCGCAACGGTCGGCAGATTCGCCGTATGCAGTACATCGACACATTGCAGTCGTGGCAGGCGACCGATTTCACATCGTACGCCGAGCACCTGTTCACGGAAGGCACCCGCGTGCGCGATCAGTCGTACATGAACTCGCCTGACGGCATCCTGTGGGTGCTGCGCGATGATGGCGGCCTGATGTCGTTCACCTATGAGCGCTACTACGGTGTCGCCGCGTGGGCCAAGCATTCGACCCAGGGAACTGTCAGAGCGCTGGAGACTTTCTTCGGCGGCGCGGCACCGAAAGACCAAGTCTCGATGATCGTTGAGCGGCCTTTGTGGAACGGCACGGCGTTCGTCAGCAACGTCTACCTTGAGATGCTGGCCGAATCGACGCACAACGAATGGCGGGCGGTGCTGGACACCACCAGCGCAGACTGGTCTTTTCAGGATGTGCCGGCGCGCGACTGGTACTCGCACCTCGACGCCGTCAGCTTGATACAGGGCAACGGCGGGCTGACCTTGAGCGTCCCCCGGCGCTTCCGCAACAGAGAGGTCAGCGTGGTCGAGGACGGGGTAGACCTGGGTGTTTACACGGTATCGCAGACCGACACCGTTACGCTGTACTCGCCTAGCGTTGCCGGGTCCAGTATCTACGTCGGCTACGGCTTCCCTTCCCGCGTTCGCCCGACGCGCTACGAGATCGCCGCGCAGCAGACTTCGCAGTCGCGGCATATTCGATGGGTCAACCCCCGCTTGCGGCTGTTCGCGTCCACCATGCCGACGATCAACGGAGCGCCAGCGCAGGAGCGCGCGCAGAACGACCTGTACGACACGGCGACCGGGCTGTTCACAGGCGACGTGTCCATCACGAACCTGGGCTACGACGGCGAGCTGGTGATCGAAGCGAACGCACCGTTGCCGTTCATGATGACCGGCATCTTTGGTGTCATGACCGTGAGCGGAGACTGAGATGTCGCAAGCAGAAGGCGCAGGCGCAGCGTCAGGCGCAGCAAGCGGTGCAGCCGCGGGGTTCGCGGTCGGCGGGCCGTGGGGTGCTGTCATTGGCGGCGTGCTCGGTGGGCTGGGCGGACTGTTCAGCAGCAAGAAAGCGGGTAAGGCCGCACGCGACAAGCGCCGCGCTATCCGCGCTGCGTACCAAGAGAAGCTCCGGCAGTCGTCGTTCCTGCGCAAGCAGGCGCTCGGTCGTCAGGACGTG